AATTCCTTTTCCAATTCATAACACATAATTAAAGATGTGATATGATTGTCTTTTATTTTTTGTGAATTACCAATTTTAGATAATTGGTTGATTGTTTCTGCTAATTTAATTTTTGTAACCTTATCATTGATTTTAGAGGAAATACCTTTAAATTCTTTGATTAATGATTTAACCTCAGTAACTACGTGATTTTTTAAATTATCCGAGTTAGTGAATGAATTAATATATTCTTTTAATAATCCTTTTTGTTTATCATTAAGGTTATTATATTTTTTGTTAAAACTATCTATTAACATTTTATAAGAAAGTAATTGAATTTCTTTATCTTCTTTCTTTAATTCTGTTGAGATTGTTGATTCAGTAATTGTTTTTACTGGTGCTTTACCAACTAAATGTTCTACCAATGTAAATTTAGTAGCTACATAATCTTTAGGGTCGTAGTTTTGTTCGTTATTTGTTTTATATTCAAATATCTTATAAACAGATGCTAATACTTTATAGTTAGGTATTTGAGAACGAAGAAACTCATCGATAGAATAGTTATCTTTTATTTCTTTAATTAGATTATACTTCTCTTTTAAGATTTTCTTTTCATCTAATTTAGCTCTACTTTCTACTACTGCATCTACAAAACGCTCTGCTCTGTTTTCACTATTGTATCTTTCTGAAACAATAAATTGATAAAGTTTTAACTCATTAGACAACTCAGTCTTTGAATTAAAATATTTCTTTAATAATCCTTCTGCTATACCCTTTCTATTATTAAGGATATCAGAGGTTACTTGTCTCACTAGCAATTCAAACAAAAAGCCTGTGTTTCTAAATTTTGAATGTTTAATTTGTTTCATTTATATACATTATTCCATTTATAAATATAAGGTGTTAAAATAAGAATTAATTTTCTATGATATTTTGTTCATCTAACATAGATTTTCCTTCACTTATTACCTTTTTACCACCTCTAGATAAGTTTTTCTTTAACATATCTATAAAACTTTCGTTTTTATATTGATTCTTTAAGTCTTTACTACCGGTTACATCTCTACCAAATGGAGATTTATCTTTACCTCTAGTTGAATATTCTTTAGGTCTGCCTACTAATTTAGCTTCGTTTTGTTCTTCATCATCACTTTCTTCATCTTCACCACCCAATTGTGCTTTTAACTTTGCAATTTGGTCTTCAACATTTAATGGTTGTCCGTTTGGTGTTGGTTCTTGTTCTTCAGGTGCTTCCTCTCCACCTTGTTCTGGTTGTTCTTCACCTCCCATTTGTGGTTGTTCTTCACCATCAGTTGCCATTGGTTGTCCATTTTCATCACTACCCAATGCAGGTTGTTGTCCTAACATTCCTTGTTGGTCTTGTGGTTTTTCGGTTCCAGTTTGTTCTAAATTATTAAGTTTGAAAGTAAGCATTGCATCTTTTTTCAATCCTTCGATTTGTAATTCGGCTTCTTCGTAACTGAAATTAAGTATATTTTTGTATATCCATTCTTTAGAAATTACTTTTAATTGGTCCATCTTTTGTACCAATTCCATTTTCATTGTCCAAAGATTAATTTTTTCTTGTTCGTAAATTAAAGATGGTAGGGTTAATTGTAATTCAAAGTTTGTTAATTCACTATCATCAACTCCTTGTGCATATAAATGTGCGATTGCAATTTTTTCTAAACCATCTACAATTATTCTTTGGAATCTTTCAATAGTTTTTGCAAATCTCATATCCATTGCAGCTAAAGTAGCTTTTGAATTACCATCTTCTAAATAACCTAAATGTTGTTTAGGTATCTTTAATGCTGCAAACATTTTATTTTTTAAATAATCAATATCTTCCATTGGAGCGTATTCCAAACCATCTAAGTTTGTAATTTCAGTTCCACTATCATTACCTCTAACTGGTAAATAGAAATCTTCCATTAGGTTTTGAATATTATATTTTTGATTATATTCACCACTTTGTTGGTCTATGTATGGAGTTTTCTTAGATTTGTTGATAATTTTTTGCATATAGTTATCAACTTCATTTGGGTTAATACCACCCACATCAATTTTAAATATTCTTTTTTGTGGAGCTCTTACAATTCTATGGATAATCATTGCATCTTCCATTAATTGAATTTGTTTCCACAATCTTCTTGCTCCCTCTAAAAGCGATTTACCATAAGGTAGGAAGTTTGTATCAGATAATAAACGGAAGTGAGCAATCTCATAGTTTTCATATTCGGTTTTTTGACCTGCTATGAATAATGATTTAGTTGCTAACGGAGTATGAACAAATTTAACAGCCTGCCAGTTATTTGGATCGTATCCTTCTACTCTTGTAATTTCATATACTGAAAGAGGTTGTACACCCACTACTCCTAAGTTTTCTGCAATTTCTAAGTGTAAAAAGAAATCTCCATATTTAACTAAACTTCTAACCCAAGGCCACATATTAAATTCTACATTTACAATATCGTAGAACAAATTGGTTAAAATATCTTTAATATGATCGTTATTCGTTTTTATTTCAATAACTCTACCATACTCATTTTTAGAAGTTGATTCATCTGCAAATATATCTAAAGCCGCTGATATAATTGGATCTTGATCCATTGCATCATAATCTCTAAATAACTCTTGTCTAATTTGTTGATATGCTAAATAGTTCTCAAAGGTATTGTTCATAGCCGATGAGTGTAATCTCATATATCTATCTCTTAGATTTGTTGCAATTGCCTGTGTTTCATCAAAGTCAATTACTTTTAATCTACCACCTTGGTTTCTTACGATTACCGAAGTAGAAAAGAGTTTCTTTAACCTGCCGTAAAATGAATTATCTGCCATATTTTTTTATTACCATTTTTTACAAGACCAATAGTTTGCTTTGGTTCTTGGACCAGGATTAGTATCACAATGCATTCTAGCTCTAAATGATTTTCTTCTCTCTGGATTATTTTTCTTAATCACCATTCCCTTTTGGCCAAAGTTTACTTTAATAACTTTACCGGCTGGATTCTTTACATAAACTTTGAACTTTTTAACATCACCTTGCATTGGTTTGTTAAGTGTTACCGATTTACCTTGATATTCTGCTTCGTTTAAAGATTCATTATAAGCTTCTTTTTCTTTCATTTTTGTTTTTAAGAAAGATAAGAAATCTTCTAATTCATCCTGATATTCACTATCCACATCATACTCATCGATATCATCATCCTCAACTTCTTCTTTTATTTTACCAAATGCCATTGCATAAGGGTCAGAATATATTTTACCCAATTCAAACTTAACACCACTTTCAAAAGTATGTGTTTTCTTTGTTGAAGATAAACCAAAAAATTCATATAAAAAACTTTTCTTCATATTATTTTACTATATTTGTATAATATATAAATATTAAATTATCTAATAAGCCACCTCAAATCTTCAAAATCATCTTTGTTAAGTGGCATTTTATATGGATCTTCTTGGAAATCACGAGAACTATAAACACCAGTCTGGTCATATTCAGTTCTAGTAAATCCGTTTAATGTGCTGTAAGACATTTGACCTCTTTCATTTCTCAATCTTAATGCAGTATCTCTAACCCATAAACCAATACCCATACTCATTGTTAAGTCATCATTATAACCCCTTGCTGCTTCTGCTCTACCATTTACCCAAACGAAAGTAAATAACTCATCTATCGTTCTCTTAGAGTGTATTATGAGGGATTTATCTTTCATATATTGGTCTATCTTAGAAACAATCATAGGACGAGTTTTAGATGAAATGGTAAATCCTGGTATCATTTGTTTTTGTTCTCTATACCATTTGTTAGTCCATTGAGTATCAGCATCTACATACTGAACATCTTTGTTACTCCAAAATAAATTCTTATAATCTCTATCTAATATTTGTTGAATTGTTGCCCAACCAATGTTTGCATTATCTACAATAAGTAATGCATCGTTGTATTCAGTTGCTACTGAAATTAAGAAATTACCAAAATCCGTAGGTTCTATCTTACCTTTATATTCTGCAACTTGTTCACAACTTTCCGCATCAATAACATGGAATGCACTATAATCGGCCCCATCACCTCTACTTACATCGGCTGTTACTACATATGTTCTACTATAATCTGCTTCTCTCCATTTCCAATAATTTCCATCAAATCCACCTTTACTTACTGGATCTAATATGTAATTATCAGTATACCATTGTAATAGTTCACCATCAATTACGTTATCACCTGAACTAATAAAGTCACAATCACATTCCTGTGCTGCTTGTTTATCACCTAATTGTTTGGTTTGTTCATCTCTCCAATCTTGTTCTCTATCAGGGTGAACTGTCCAGTGTAATTTAATTGGATTGAATAAATTAGTATTATTTTCTGCACCAACCCACATTCTATGAAACCAATTACCCACACCATTCGGAGTAGATAAGGCAATACAGTCACCACCCGTTGCAAGTGTTAACTGAGTACCAGTCCATATTTCATCAATATAATCAATGAACGCGGCCTCATCGAATACCAATAGTGATAAGGCTTCAGAACGACCAGAGTCAGGTTTTGAAGATACTGCTTTTACTTGTGAACCATTTTTTAAACGTAGAGAAAGTTTGTTATCTTCCGATTCAGCTACTCTTAACCATACAGGTAGTAACTGATTCATTGTACGAATTTTTAATACTAAATTCTTTGCTACATCTTGTTTGTTTGCAATAATAAGAACGTTGAAATCTTCGTGAAATATCATTTTCCATAGTGCATAACCTGCTACTAATGTTGAGATACCTAACTGACGTGATTTTAAAACAATATTATATCTATGTGTTGCAAAATCTTGTAATGTATCTTCTTGAAAAGGATATAATTCAAATGGAATTTTCCCTCTGATTGGATGTTGAATTTTACAATATTTTTTCATAAAGTATACCGGATCACCGGCACACTTTTGATATTGTTCCTTAATTACATCCTTTAGGGATTTTTGTGGAGTATTCATTATTTCCTTAATCTAATCTTCCAATATACACCACCATTGATATATGCTGATAGTTTTCCATTTGTTCCGTCAGTTGTTCTATTAGCTACACCAATTCCTAAGTTATATATTTTGTCCGATTTTGTATTTATTAACACACCTAATCCTAAATGAGATACAACATCTGCTTTGTTGAATCCACCCTCTATACCATAAAATACTTTTGTTTTAGGTAATTCTTTTACAATTGTAGTATTAGTAATTACTCTTTGTTTAACTTTAGCATTAAATGTTCTACCTAATATTTGGTTCTTTGTAATTGTATCTGTTAAGAATACATAACCTAAACTATCAGGTAATCTTAAAGTATCTTTGTATATGTTTTTTGCAAAGTAATCGTGCAACAATGCTGCCGTATCTACTACTGCCGGAATTTGTACTTCTTTAATTGTTTCATGTACAATATCTGCACCTTTCTTTGTAACAACTTTAGTTTTTGTTACTTCCGTTGTATCATGTATTTCTTTGATAACTTCATATGGTTTTCCTGCAACCATAATTGTTTTACCAATATTAATCTTTCCACTCTTTAATTGATATACAAATATTGCTATTAATGCAATCAATACTATGTTTTTAATCGTTGAAAATTTCATTGTATTTCTCCTTTATTATATCCCAATCCTCATCTACTGCGGCTTGGAATTTTATTATTAATTCTTTTAGACCCTCTATATCTGAATCTAAATCTGCTTTCACTTTATCAATGTCACCATCAATACTCCACTTTTCAATACTACCATCTGCATTTACAAAAGTAGGAACTGTGTCTGCATCTTTTCTTGCTTGTTCAAATCTTTTTAGGTCATCTTGTATTTGTCCTAATGTATTTGAGTTTATTTTCCAAAATTCATAGTTTTGATATAAACCTGCTTCTCTCATCTTTGCTTCTCTTTCCACTAAACAATTTATACAATAACCAGTCTTTTTGATTATTTTTTTATGTGCTGCAGTTAATTTAAATGTTTTACACTCTTTTGATTTACAAGTGTTAAGTTCATCTAAATATGCTCTAGCTTCATCATATTGAGTAACACGCATTACAAATCCATCATGCTGTTCCCACTCCTTACCATCTGCATCCGTCCATTTATCACCAACTTCTCTCTTAACCTTTTTTGCTTCCCACCCCAATGTAGCGTTTCCACTATCAATACCTTTCATCGTATCTAATATCTTTTTACGACTTGGGTGTATCCAGGTTTTTTTATCTTTATTTCCTTTGCTCTTTATAATCATATTGTAACTTTATATATAAATATATATTTTTTTATCTTAACGAATTATTTACTCATTGCATTTTTTACTAATTGCATTGCATTCTTTCTAACCTTAACAGATTTATCATATCCCAAAGCAGTTTTAACTAAAATCATTCTACCCGTTTCTGGATTTTTAATCTTTTGTTTTAATACTTTTTGAACTTTTTTATTATTCTTAATATCTGTATTTACTTTAGTTTTTTGTGGTTCAGTTGGTTTTGATTCAGCACTCTTAGCTTTTTCTGCATTAGTAGTTGTTACTACTATTTTAGCAAATATATTTTTATCAAATTTAGGATAAATCTGTGAGAATATTTTTTTCTTATCGTTTAAACTTATTTTAGGATCACCAAACGTTGCTCTTAATTGTGTTCCACTAATATTTTTACCATTTACTTTTAATTGCATTTCAGGTGCTACGATATAATATCCCTCATCTTCATATCCTTTCTTTTTATCATTTGAAACCGAATCATATTTTTTGAAATATTTTCCACCTTGTTCTAATCTTTCCGCATCTTTTTGTGAAACAGCAGTTACATATGAAGTATCTTTTGGTAATTTTTTTAATATTTCATTTGGTGCATATGGATTTTTAACCTCTACAATTTTATCATCAGGTATTCCAAACATTTTATGCATTATTTCTTTCTTT